TGACGCAGTCCCGATTCTTGGGTCGATTACTTACGGTTCTGGTCTTTTTAACCAGTCCGCAAGTTTTACCGACAACTCGACTGCTGATCTTTACCTAGCGCCTCAAGCTAGCGGTCTGATTTTTGTCCCTGATGGAGGCGAGCAAAAGTTAGGTGACGATGGCCTTACTCTGATTAGCGGTCAGTCAGCATATTTCCAAAGCGTTTTAGCTCAAGAAGGTGTCGCTCCTGCTTCTGCCTCAGGTTTGGAAGCACAGCGAATCGCTGTGGAAGCGTTGGCGTCAGGTAATCAGGCGCTTCTAAATAACGAAACTGCGTTATTAAACGCCGAGTCTGCAATTCTCGTCAGCCAGGAAGCTTTAGCGTCAGGTGCTGCTGCTGTTGAGGCTGCCGAGAATGCTTTAGTTGAGACTGGTTACGCTATTGCTTCTGGCGAATATGCCCTTGGTTCCGGAATCGCTGCTAATGAGGATGCAGTCGGAGCCTTGTCTTCAGGTAACGCTGCACTTTATTCTCTTGCCACAAACCCGTTTATTGACGAGGAGATTCTTCTAGGTCTGATTATCAGCTTGAGCTAATTGACTCTATTTATTAGCTTGCTCTGCTTAAGAGCTATAATTTACTTATCGTGAGCAGCGTAGAGCCGTATGGCTACTTTTCAAAATATTTCTGTTCACGAGGTTGGTCTGACACCTACGACAGCGTTTACCAGCAGCTCTGACTCTACGCTCATTCTTAGCATCTTAGTTACTAACGTTGCTGGTTCTGACTCTGCAGTCACCTGTACGCATGTAGACCCTGGCTTTACTACTCTCGCTGCGATAGCAGAGCCCATCGTGGTTCCGGCTAATGCAAACGTTGATTTGATCGGTAATAAGTTTGTTGTTCCTAGTGGAAACTCTATTCAGGTTTCTTCTACTATCGATGCTTCGCTCGACTGCTCAATCAGTGTCGTTGAGATCTGATAACTATGGATTACTCATCCGCAAAATTTTCTCTTTATGGAGCAGAGCCTGATCTCCTACCGGAAATTCTGCATTTACCTAATCATGTAGTTCGTCAGTCCTGCTGCGTAACTCTTAGTGAGCTTGCTGAGCTTTACTACGCTGGTCCTTATGAGACTCCCGTCGTTTCTGAGACCCAAACTTTTGATTGGGATAGTGACTCTCTGTCGTTTGTAGTCAGAGATAAAACTGAAGAAGAGTTAAACGAGCTTAAGAAGCCTGAGGACAGGAAAGTCCGAGCGTGGCTGAAGGAAGAACTGAGTAAGCCTTTACACCCAACTATTTCAATAGATGATCTTGCTCCTGTTTTTAAGAATAAGTTAGTTGATTACTATTTTTCTCTCCATTCTCTTTTTTACTCTTCGAGTTATTTAACTTATTCTGATATTCCCTCACGACCTGACTGTAAGTACCTCACTAAAGCAGAGGCTCAAGCGGCTTACGATCAGGTTAGTGACTTTGAGGAAGAAGCTTTAAAGCTTCAGTTTGAAACGAGTGGGTATTGCTGCTTAGACCCTGAGCTACAACCGTTTTTTAAAGTAAAATATGGTTGGATAGCGCCTTCGGTTGTACCTAGTCTTGATCCTAAGGACGCCACAGACAACTGGAATTTCCCCGTTGTGGATTTCTGACCTATGGCTCGTAAATATACAGGTTACACAGGCGTAAAACAGCAGTCTTCTCAGACACAAGCTCCTGGTCAGTGGATTTCACCTACTGAGTGTGTCAGAGAGTCTTACTCCAATACTTACCCTCCTCTTCCGATTCAGCGGTATGTCCCTGCAGGAGCAATAACTTTTGCTGTCAGCAGCGGCGTGGTTGATACAGAGTTAGCTAACGATGATCCGATGCTTCTTTGCAACGGAGCTGCAGTTAGTAGATCTACGTACCCTGAGCTTTTTGCTGCTATTGGGACAACTTACGGAGCAGGAGACGGTTCTACTACTTTTAACGTACCTAATTTATACGATACTTTTATCTATTTAAAAGGTGAGACTGCCTCTGGCGTGGCTCCTGTAACTGGCAGTGGTTACATAACCGAAAACCATAATCATATTTTCCGAGGTAATTCATTCGGCGACACCAGAGCAGATACCAACCCCGGTGGTGAGACCAGATATCGAGGTAGCGGCAGTAACGCCACTATTACATCCAGCTTTGATGGAAAGATAAATAATGAAATGAGAAAGAGAGAGTTCATTCCTCTTCTTTCGACCAGTAACTCTACATCTATTGGATTAGGAACTATTCATCCGTTCCTGATTCCTAATTACGACAGTTCTTTCGTTCCAGACGGTTATCTAGTTTGCAGCGGCCAAGCTATCGGAAGAACCGATAATGAAGAGCTTTTTGGTTTAATTGGAACTAATTTTGGAGTTGGTGACGGCGTTAATACTTTTAACATCCCTGACTTACGGGGAATGTTTGTTTCAGGTTCTCGTCAACCTGCGAGTGTTACTGGTCCTTCTGGAGAGTTTGCTAATAATTATCTACCTAGCGAATTTATTCAACATGGACACCAATATTATTCTGAAAACACAACCACTCAAAAAGGTGGAGGCGGTATAGGACCGACAACAGGTACTAATTCAGGTCCCCTTAGATCAGTTACACCTGCATCTACCGCTAGTGTCGGTAACGCTAATGAGAGCAGAGGAGATAACATTAGTATAGTCTTCTGTATTTCGGCGTAAGAGCATGACGGCAGGACGTATTGTTATTCTGATGGGTCACCAAGGTGATGCTTACGTACGTAATGGCTTAAATTACGCACTGTTGAATGGTCAATCAGTTAGTCGTAATACTTTTGATGAGTTATCTACTATTTGGCCCGCAGATGTTTATGGAGGAGGGTCAACAAGTGATCCCATTCACTTACCGGACACTCAAGGTTTGTACCTTAGAGGTGCAAATCTAGGAGCTACTGTCGACCCTGACGGCGCTACTCGCATAGCTCTTTCCGGCGTGGGTCCCACGGGAGATAACGTAGGCTCTTATCAAGAAAACGCCTTAATTTCCCATGTACACGTTTCGGGTCAAGTCGCTACCAACACTGTAAATGCTTTCAATAATGGAAGTGAAAACACACGTCGTGCTGGAGGTATGTCAAACCGAGATGGCATTGCTCTTCTCTCCGGTCCGTCTTTGGGTAACCGTCCTTTCTTCCTTCAGGCTTCAGGTGTTAGTGGCGACTTTGATGTAGATCACACAAAAGTCTATTTCTACATCGAGAACTAAACCTAGTGCTTGATAGAGGCTATAATCTAGATATTACGCCGGAGACAGCGATAGGCGATGGCTACTTTTTATAACTCCGCAAAAGCTAATATTGATAGTGCTTCGGAAATACTTTTAGTTTCTACAAGTGACTCCACAGTTATCTTAAGCATCCTTGTTGCTAACAGTAATGGATCTTCTACTGCTGATATTACGTGCCAACACCTTACTTCTAGTAACACTGTAAGAAACAATATCGCGTTTACCATTCCTGTACCTAGTGACGCTAACGCAGAATTACTCGCTAATAAATATATTCTTCCCAGCGGTGAGAAAATTTCTGTACTGTGTAGTTCTTCTGGTTTTCTTGACTGTGCTATTTCGTACGTTGAGGTGTGATTAAACATGACTTGCGACTATACCGGTCAGTTTTTTAGTTTAAAGAACGGTGCTCCAGAGCTTTTACCACCTCGCGTAAGACTCAGTAATGGACTTACTAGATATACCAACTGTATTACTAGGAAAGAGCTGCTTTCTTTAGGTTACATCGGGCCGATAGAGGTCCCTTCCGTTACTGAGACTCAAACTTATTGGTGGAACACGGAAATTAGCCAATTTAGCGTTCGAGATAAAACAGAAGAAGAGATTAATTGCCCGACTGATTCGGCTATTAGATATTCTTTGCAGAAAATACTTGAAAAAAAACATATTAACATGTCTAAAAATCTTTTAGATAAACCCAGAGAAAATCTCAATAAATATTATGAACAAGTAGATGCTTTACTTGCAAGTGATAAAATTTTAACGTGCTCGGATATCCCTAGTTTAGATCTTTGGGACGGTTTTACTACGCAAACTGAGTTTAACACGTACATAGAATCGGTAGAACCAACATGGAAGTACGAATACGAAGTTTTAGGTGCTTCTCCTTGGACTTTAGATATCCACGCTTCCGGTTTTTACTCACCACCCTCTGACTGGGTGGCTTCTGGTACCATATAACCAAAGTAGTTATTTGTTATGGCGAGACATTATCACGGCGGCCTCGGGAAAAATTTTGAACCAGCTAATTTTGTTAAAGCGCCTGGTCAGTGGATTTCGCCTACAGAAATATTACGCCAGCAGTATCTAGAGTCGTTTCCTTCGTCTAGCTCTTCTGTTTCATTACTTGCTCCAGGTTCCTACGTTCATGCTATTTGTAGTGGTGTAAAAGATAACGCAATATCCGGGGGCAACTTCCTTCTCTGTGATGGTTCTGATGTAAGTCGTACCACTTACGCTGATTTGTTTACTGTTATTGGTACTAAATACGGGACTGGGGACGGCTCAACTACTTTTGGTTTGCCTGATCTTACTGGTGGTTATGGATACTTAAAAACAACCACGAATGCTGGTCTTAGTGCAGCCGGTTTGCGTGGAGACAACGTCCTTCCTGATCACAGTCACACTGTCGCAGCTTGTAACTCTGCAAATACTAATTCAGACCCTAACGTCCCTGCTCCTCATGCTCAGGGCGCCGCAGCTATTTCGTGGGATTTAGCCGATGCGGGCGACGATAAAGAAGGCGGCAATAACGGACGGCATAGAGAAAGTTATGTTCTTATTTCTGCAAAAGCCACAATGCCTATTCCAGGTTGTGTTTACTATGGCTTACTTCCTCTTCCAGATACAGACTATTTAGACTATATACCTCAAAACTCAGTATTTCCTAGTGGACAAGCTTTATCGAGATCGGATTACCCCACGTTGTTTGATTACACCGGTACACTTTTCGGTGCTGGGGACGGCTCAACTACTTTTAATGTCCCTGATCTTAGAGGGTTGTTTTTAAAACACACTGTAAAGGCTCAAGTATCTGGCACTGATCTTAGTCCTAATTACATGCCTGATTCATTTGTAAAGCATAATCATTTTGTATCGTGTTATCAGACACCTCCTAGTGGGCCTCGTCCATTTTCTTCTGGTGGTCGACGAAGAGAACCAGTTGGCGGAACCAGCTCCGCAGATTCTCTGGGGGGTTCTGTCGAAAGTAGGCCCCAGAATATCTATGTTTTTCCTTTTTTCACGGTGCTCTAATGATTGGTCAACTGCTTCTTTCTTCCGTTCATCGCGGAACTAGCTTTACTGAAACAGCAACCGGTGCTTCTGGTGTTGTCTATCTGTTGTGTAATGGTCAATCCGTACCCAGAGACAGTTATCCACTTTTAAGTTCTGTTTGGCCTAGTCTTAACTACACAAGCGACGAAACTAATATTCATTTACCTGATCTCGGGGACCAATCGTATGCCCTTAGGCACGTTGATTTTGCTTTAGGAGTAGATGTTGATGCTAGTTCTAGACACGCTATCTCAGGTGTAGGTCCGATAGCAAGCACCGTGGGATCAGCTCAATACGCCAATATGGCCTCACATACACACGGTTCTGGTGCGTTAATAAGTAGTGCTAACACGTCTGCAGGTCCCTCATCTCCAACCAGTATTCCTGTAAACGCTGATGTTCCTACTCAAGGAGTTAAAAATTTAACGCAAACTCCTAATGGAGCACCTGTTGCTAGTGGTGCCGCATTAAGTACAGCTTTTGATGTTGCTCACACAAAATTTTATCCTTATATTCAAGCTACTTAATCTGGATATCAAGTCCAGATAAGGAGTTTTTGTCGCCTACGTGACCGCTGAAAAAGCTGTTAAAACTCAGCGTTATTCTAGGAGTAGAGCTTTTATTTTCGTCGACTGAGTGCTCTAGAGTTGATGGAAATATCACCATCGTTTTATCTTCACATTTGTGTGTATAGATTGTTTGAAAACGATCGTATTCTTTCTCGTCCATATTTTTACTTCTAATCATCCCCCTTCCACTATCTATTCTGTATTCAGTTGATCTGCTGAACCAAGTATTACCCGATTTTCCTTGAATGTAAATAATACCACTTAAACACGACCACGGGTGGTAATGTCTATGATGCCATTCATCAAAATTACTTTTATTAGCCCACATAAGACACGTTTTAATACTATCTGCAAAATCTGTATACCTTACCTCCTTGGCTACTTCTTGTAATTTATCGTTTACGTAATTTACTACGCTCTGCCACTCTTTTTTGTTGTGTAGTGAGTCTACCCCCGTGGTAGATCTACCGTAATAAACTTCATTTATCCGATGTTCTTCCTCTTCAAAATCTATATTTTTAAGTAATTTTTTTATTTCGCTATAAATTTCGTCAGGCAAAACGAATTTGTAAATCGTGAGTGGAAGTATCTTAAGTTTTTCCATTATTTTTAAGCAGTGTTTTATGGTATCATATTACCACACTCACTGGTTTTCTCTTGGATCCCCTTAGTTTTGTAAAAACTTATAGTATTCCAGATAAATTTGTTGCTGACTATAAGACCTACACATCTAAGTTATCTCAAGAAGACTGGGAGGTACATCGTTGGTATCATAACAAATCAGACGAACATTCATCGAGAGGCAGCGAAGAGCCTTTAGTTCACTTAGTCGCTGACAGAGAATTATCTAAAAATTTGGTAGATTTTGCTCTTGTTAACTATATGGACGATATGTATAAGCTTGGTCATGATATTTTACAGGGCTCCTTAAAATCATTTTCTAATGTTCGTTTAAACAGGTACTTACCAGGATCCAACATGAAAAACCATGTCGACCATATACATTCGTTGTTTGACGGTAAAGAAAAAGGTATCCCAGTTTTGTCTATCGTTGGTGTTTTAAATCAGGCTAAAAAAGGAGGCGAGTTCTTAATGAAAGGCCCTGGAATCAGTGAAAAAGAATTTCTTACTGTAGACAACCATGTAATTGTGTTTCCTTCGTGTTTCATCTGGGAGCATAGAGTAAACACTGTTGAAGAAGGAGTGAGAGATAGTTATGTCTCTTGGGCTTATTAATTAACAAATCCAAGTTGTTAACGAATATCTGACTCCTTCAGTAACTTCTACCGCTTGGTGCGGGTATAAAAACGAGGAAGGAAATATAACTAAAGATCCTTTCTTAGGCTTTATTCTGTAAGTGTCGTTAAAAAACGATAAACCCCCTCCAGTAAACTCTTCGTTTAACTGCACTATAAAAGTTAGTTTTCTTTCATCAGCGCCTTGATCGGTGTGTTCTTTGTAGTAATCTCCTTTGGTGTACTTTAGTAATATATATCCTGTATCGTACTCACATTGAATCCACACATTTGATTCATGTATATATTTTGTTAATGCTTTAGATATTTTATCACATATAATTTTATCTAATTCTTTTCTGTGTGTACTGTCCTTTTGTACTTCGTCACTGGATAAAAATATCTGTTGACTATGCCTGACATCAGTATTTTTTTCACCATCGCTTACTAAAGATTTGCTCCATAAGGGATCGTCTTCGTACTCTTGAATTATTTGATCGCATAATTCGTCAGAGAAAAAATTATTCTTTACTTCGATGAAGTCAATTAATCTTGACGTTGCTTTTATAGGACAGATCATAATTGGTTGATCCTGGGCCAAAAAACTAGCGGTATTGTACGTTAAGCCAGAAAGTTATACCACCCAGTCATGATGTATTTCGTCTCCGTGGCCGATTTAATACCTCTATGAGCATGTGTAAAATCACTAGGCCATATAAGTATTTTTCCCTCTTCTGCTTTTTCAATTTTGTCATAGTGAGTAAATTCTGTTCCTCCACCGTTGTTGATTGTGTTCAAATAAAGCATCCATACCAGCATCCTTGATGAACAACTTATACTTTGCCTTTCGCAGTGCTCTAGATGAAAACCACCATCGGGCGGTGTGTATTTTTGAATATTTATATTTTCGACTATACCGAAATAGCACCCCTCTAGTAAAGGAAAGAAGCCTAGGTACTGATTTACTGCATTGGGTAAAACATCTAAAGCTGTTGCTAATTCTTTATGTTTGTAAGCATCATGCAGAGATATAGATATGTCCATAGAGTCTTTAATGTGCGTGTTTATGCTCGATAAACCGTATCCATCGCTTGTTTTTCCTGGTTTGGCTAGCTCGCTTTCGTTAGAGTCAAACCAATTAATAACATCTTTACATATAGATTTGTCTTCAACTTGGTATGCTCGAATAAAATCTTCATTAGCCGTCATCGAGCTTGCTTCATGAACGACGCAATTATACAGTAACTAGTTAAGCCGCTAGACTAAGTAATATCGCACCATTGTTTGTGGTCGATTCGGAACTGGATCTCGTATTCAACCTCCAATGTCTACAGAAAAGGTCTGCTAGAAAACGGTTCCGACGAAGCATATTAGACGAGTGGCCGGAGTGCGCTTACTGCGGGCGGCATCATCCGACCACTTTAGACCACGTAGTCGCTCGATCTAAAGGAGGCGGACAAGACCGAAAGAACCTAATCGGCGCTTGTGGGGCTTGTAACTTAGAGAAGTCAGACTTGCCCTGGTTTGAGTGGTATCGAGGTCAAATTTTTTGGACACCAGAAAGGGAAGACAGGATTCTGAGTTGGATTAACCAACCTGATCCTGATCTTCCCTCTCCTGTATATACGAACTGGATGGAGACAGCGACGTTGCTTCTGCCCGACGCTGCTTAGGATATCCACGTTATTAACGAGTATCTGACTCCCTTAGTTACCGGGAGTGCTTGGTGTGGATACATATAGTTAGACGGAAATAAAATAACTGATCCTTTTTTTACTTCGACTCTGTGTGTATCGTCGAAAAAAGATAATCCCCCGCCCTCAAAATCTTCGTTCAGCTGGACGATAAAGGTTACTTTTCGTTTGACAAGACTACTTGGTTTGTAGTTACCGGCTTCGTCTACACGAACCATTTCTGGGTCGTCTGTATGCTCCTTGTAAAAGTCTCCTGGTTCGTATTTAA